GTGAGACAGATATGGCTGAAGACATACGCAAGCAAGTCGCTGCTGATGTTGAGGCTGCATTAAAGAAACAGTTCAGCGGTGGGCCTCGTGACAAGTTCAGACTAAGGATGTCCAACATTGGGCGTCCTACTTGTCAGCTATGGTTTGAGAAGAATGACCCTGAAGATAAGAAACCACTACCTCCACACTTCTTGATCAACATGATCATAGGTGACATTGTGGAAGCAGTATTCAAAGGACTTCTTCGTGCTGCTGATGTAGACTTCAAAGATAATGATAGTGTCACCCTTAAATTAAAGGATGGCACAGAAATAAAAGGTGAGTACGACATGGTGCTTGATGGTAAGGTAGATGACGTTAAGTCTGCTTCACCTTGGTCATACGTAAACAAGTTTGTAAGTCTTGAAAGCCTAGCTAAAAGCGATAGCTTCGGGTATGTATCTCAACTTGTTGGCTACGCTAAAGCTGCAGGATTAGATGTTGGTGGATGGTGGGTAGTCAATAAGGCTAACGGTGAGTTTAAATATGTGGATGCAAGCTCCGTAGATGAGCCTACAGTTATGCAAGAGATTGAAGAGACAGTAGAGTACATCAATGAGGACAAACCTTTTAAGCGTTGCTTTGAGGCAGTACCTGAGAGTTACTTCCGTAAACTTACTGGTAATATGATTTTAGGTACAGAGTGTGGATTTTGTTCATACAAACATAAGTGTTGGCCTAACTTAAAAGAACTACCCTCTAAGACTTACAAGGGTAAGAAGACACCACCAATGGTAGACTACGTACTGTTGAGTCCTGAGTATGCGGAAGCACATTAAAGGTAGGTATCGCAGTGGCCTAGAGAAAGAGGTTGCTGCGTACTTACGTAAGACACAAAAGAAAGTAAGGTACGAAGTACTGAAAGTAGAGTGGGAAGATTTACGTTACCGCACCTACACACCAGACTTCGTGTTAGACAACGGTATTATTATTGAGACGAAAGGTATATTTGATAGTGACGATAGGCGTAAGCATCGTGAGATACAGAGACAACATCCTGAGTTAGACATAAGGTTTATATTCAGTAATGCTAAAGCTAAGTTGTACAAGGGTGCAAAGTCTAGGTACTTTAACTGGTGTGAGCAGCATGAGTTTCAGTGGGCTAATCGTGTAATACCTGAAGCTTGGTTAAAAGAAAAAGGTAAAGAGATTAAAGTTAAACGTATAGAATTAAAAACAAAAAGGAAAGACTGATGGGCCATGATTTAAGAGACGATGAGATAGCTATAGTAATAAGCCCTGTCGGTTATGAAGTACCTTCTGAATGGCAGGGTGATATAAATGTAGGTCTAGTAATCTCACCAGACAATGAGATACCTGAAGATATTATGACTAGAGTTATAGGTATAGCTACTTTGATGTCGGCTTTCTTGGATGTAGCTTCTGACAATCCTGAGATACACGACATAGTTGAAGAACACAGAAATTACTTAATGAAGTTAGACGAAGAAAAAGAAAAACCTGTTGTAAGTAAAGATGGAAATGTTTATACACTTGACATATGGACAAAGACAAAGGGTAATGCATGACTGATCCAGTTAATAAACCAGTACACTACAATCAAGGTGGCATAGAATGTATCGAAGCAATAAGAGCAATGACTACAACTATGGATGGAACATCAGCTTATATGGCAGGTAATGTATTGAAGTATGTTTGGCGTCACGAATACAAGAACGGCATAGAAGATTTAGAGAAAGCTCAAGTATATCTTGGGTGGCTCATAGATAGTTATAAGGAGAAGCATAAGTGATTACACAAGATGATATAGATGCATTCACTCCACCTAGACCACACGAAAAGGTAGGTAACTTTATTGTAGCATTCAATGGATCACTAGACCCACGACTTTGGGTTAAGCTTATTGATGAAGAGATGAAGGAGTTGAAAGCGGAAACGTATGGTACGGTAGAGCATCTTAAAGAATTGTGTGATCTACTGTATGTCTCTACTGGATTAGCTCTTACAGCAACAGAACATATAGGTATGCTTATGCAGAATGAAGAACGTAAATCTGTAGTAGAACAGCAAAGCCAGGTCAGCCGTTTGTTAGACAGTGGACTAGAGCATTACGGTGAAGATGTATTTATGGAAGCATTCGCACGAGTACATGATAGTAATATGTCTAAGCTAGACAGCAACGGCAAGCCTATCATACGTGAAGACGGTAAGGTTATGAAGGGTCCAAACTATAAGAAGCCTGACTTGAATGACTTATTGGAAAAGGCAGCATGAAGTTTGATGTAAAGCTGCTATTAGATATAGATGAGGAAGAGAACATCCTTCCTGTCTCAGAGGATATGTATGAGGATACAGTAAAAGAACTAATCCAATACATAGTTTATGACATTGATGGTGCAAAGATTACAAGATTAGAGGTGAAACAAAAGAAATGAATAATTACTTACCAACAGATTACCAAAGTTTTATACACAAATCACGGTACGCTAAGTATGTAGACGGCAAAGGCAGAGAGTCTTGGTCTGAAACAATAGAACGTTATATAGAAAACGTTGTAGGAAATAAAGTAGATGCGAATACTAAAGATGAGATAATGTTTGCTATACTTAACTTAGAGATCATGCCTAGCATGAGAGCTATGATGACAGCAGGTCCAGCTTTAGACAGAGACAATACTGCAGGGTATAACTGTAGCTACTTACCCGTAGATGACCCAAAGTCCTTTGATGAGGCTATGTACATCCTCCTCTGTGGTACTGGTGTTGGCTTCAGTGTCGAGAGGCAGTTCATTAGCAAGCTTCCCGAAGTACCTGAATTGTTCGATAGTGATACTACCGTTGTGGTAAAGGACAGCAAGGAGGGCTGGGCTAAGGCATTTAGACAAGTGTTGGCACTCTTATGGGCAGGTGAGATTCCACAGTGGGATGTTAGCAGAGTTCGCCCTGCAGGTGCAAGGCTAAAGACATTTGGTGGTAGAGCCAGTGGCCCAGCTCCTTTGATTGAGCTATTCAACTTTGCAGTTAAGACATTCAAGGATGCTCAAGGACGTAGGTTATCTAGCTTAGAGTGCCATGACCTAATGTGTTTCATTGGTCAGATAGTTGTAGTTGGTGGTGTTAGACGTAGCGCCATGATTAGCTTGTCTAACCTCAGTGATGATCGTATGCGTTACGCTAAGTCAGGTCAGTGGTACGACAATGCAGGGCATCGTGCTTTAGCTAACAACAGTGTATCTTATACAGAGAAACCAGATTCAGAGACATTCATGCGTGAGTGGCTNTCTTTAGTAGAAAGTAAATCAGGAGAACGTGGTGTATTCAATCGTCAAGCAAGTAAAAACCAAGCTGCAAAGTATGGCAGACGTGATCCTAACTTTGAGTTTGGAACTAATCCTTGTAGTGAAATTATTCTTAGACCGTATCAGTTCTGCAATCTTACTGAAGTGGTGGTTAGGGCTACAGATACTGTGGATGACCTTAAAAGAAAGGTGGAGCTTGCTACTATCCTTGGTACAATTCAATCAACGTACACCAAGTTTCCATACTTGCGTAAGGTGTGGACAACCAACACGGAAGAAGAACGTCTGTTGGGTGTGTCACTCACAGGTATAATGGATAACCCTCTTATGACATCTGCAAACAAAGGATTGGAGAAGACCCTTGAACATTTACGAGAAACTGCTGTTCGTACTAACGCTGATTGGGCTGACCGCCTTGGCATTCCACACTCAGCAGCAATTACCTGTGTAAAACCTAGCGGTACGGTATCACAATTAGTTGACTCCGCATCAGGTATACACGCTAGACATGCACTGCATTACATCAGGACTGTTCGTGGTGACAACAAAGACCCACTTACACAGATGATGAAGGATCAGCGCATACCTAATGCACCTTGTGTGATGAAGCCCGATACTACTACAGTGTTTAGCTTCCCACAGAAGTCACCCAATAAAGCTGTAACTCGTAACGACTTGTCAGCCATTGAGCAACTGGAGACATGGTTAACTTACCAAAGACATTGGTGTGAGCATAAACCCTCTGTAACAGTGACAGTTCGTTCTGATGAATGGATGGAAGTAGGTGCATTTGTTTATAAACACTTTGATGAAATGAGTGGTGTGTCTTTTCTGCCACACTCTGATCATACTTATCAGCAAGCACCCTATCAAGATTGTACAAAGGATGACTACAAAAAACTA